CTGTTGTAGAAGCGGCTGTTGTCGAAGCGGCTGTTGTAGAAGCTGCTGTTGTAGAAGCTGCTGTTGTAGAAGCTGCTGTTGTAGAAGCGGCTGTTGTCGAAGCGGCTGTTGTAGAAGCGGCTGTTGTCGAAGCGGCTGTTGTAGAAGCTGCTGTTGTAGAAGCGGCTGTTGCTAAAATCTATTTCAGATAGATCTAAATTACTTAAGTCTGCATTATTTATCCATTCGCCGTCCTTTTCTTCTAAAAGTTTTTTAACGGTATCTTTTAATGTATTGTCTTCTTTTTCATACTCAAAAAGAATTTCACCAAAGACGGTCTTAAGTTGAATTTTTATAAGGTTCATTTTTCTATAAGTGGATTTAGGGTTATTAATTTTATTTTGGTTTTCGGGTCTTTGCCCTTTAAAAGTTTAATTGTTTGAAATAGATCGTAAATACAAAACTCTTCTTTTGCAATTAGCGTCAATCGTTTCTTTCTAAGGACTTCGCTTTCGTAAATCTCGAAGTGCCTGGCGGTAACAAGGTTCTCCATTATTGTATATCATTTGATTATGTCTTTTAAAATAGATTCGATTGATTGTTTACTTTCTGACAAAGAAGACTTTCGTTCTTCAAGAAGTCATCAACTTGTTTTTCGTACTTCTTACTTGCTATTAAATCGCTTTGCTTTCTTCCTTCTGTGAAGTATGCCTTTTGAAATTTTCTCATATTCTCAACAAGTCTTATGAAATCCTTGTAGCTTGATTGATTTAATTCTTTATTCATCCTCATTAAAATTTATAGGGTCAGGATATTTGTAGTGGGAAATAAGCGCGGCAACTCCAATAGCTAAACCGAAGAATACTATACATGCAGCTATACCGCAGATAAAAGAAGGAATGTCTATTTTGATCATTATCTTATATGTTTAGAATTTATATAAGCGTATCTTTTTACCTCTTCGTTCTTGAAGTGGAAAGGCCCGTTACTATCTGACATAGTAATTACCTTATGTTTGGAAGTGAAAACTTCCGCCGGAACGTTTGAAATGTAAATTGAAATATCATTTTCATTTACACCTTCGCCGACAAGTTCCTTTACCGAGTCTCTAAACTTGTCTATAAGCTTTTGAAGTTGTGCTTGCTTTGTCATAGTGGTTATTTATTGAGATAGGATTTACTAAACTGAATTACTCCTTCAATCTTCGGCGTCCAAATGGTATTGTTTTTTGTGTTCTCTCTAGGAAGTAGCGTAAGAAGATCTTGTTCAAGTGTGAGAACTAGATTGCAATACCCTTTCAAGTCTGCTTTCTTGTAGTACTCCAAGTAGTTTTTAATTCTTGATATACTTTTAAGCCTTTTTCCATTACCGTACTTCGCAAATGACCTACTTAAGAAAGCCATTTGCCCCGCATATCTTTTTAAGATGTTACGAATGGAATCTTTTGTATAGGTTGTATCCGTTGCCGAAGTCATAGAAGAAGAGATTATTTTATTTTAAGTCTGCGGTCGATTGTTGCAATACCTTTTTTGACGCCTTTTTTGATTGCTGTTGAAGGATCTTCTTTTACAACTAAGTCTTCTATATCTACCTTGAAGAAGTCGGCATATACAGCAAGTCTTTCGCCTGGTATTTTTCTAAATCCTTTTAGATCCTCGCCTAGCGTCATGGCTGTAGTTTTCAAAAGACTTATCAATTCAGCGCGCTTCATTTTGAATTCACCTACCGGGATCGCGTTGAAAAATTTATCGATCTGGTATTTCTTTATTTTTTTAGGGTTTGGCATGAAATTTTCTTAGTGAATTATTATATTTATTATTCAAATAAGATATTTCTTAATCGGTTAAGAATAATCTTAATACAATACTAAGATTTTTACGAGTAACTAACAAATTTGTTAGTAAAAAATTAATATAATTATTAACCAAAATTTTCAACCAATTGAATAACAATACTTTAAAAGGTCTATTAAAAATCAAAAAAATGACCATTAAGGAACTTGCGGAAGATCACCTTGATATGTCTGAGGGTGGATTTCATGAAGCATTAAAGAATAATACACTTCAGGTTAAAAAACTTGAAAAAATTGCGGAAGTGCTTGGTGTGCCTATTGAAGTGTTCTTTAGAGAAGGCGGGGACATAAATAGTTATGTAAATGAAGGACAGGCTATTTACAATAATCTTCATACAAACAAAGGGGACATGAACCAAAGCTTTGGATCATCTAAAAAAGATAAAGATTGTTGGGAAAAACTTAAGCAGAAAGAAGAAGAACTTGCCCTTGCAAAAAAATACATTACACTTCTTGAAAATACTCGGAACCCTTGATTAACTAAGCACGTAGAAGCACTCACTTTTTATTTAAGTTATAACACCTTTTTAAACGCTAAGTGAGTAAATGCCAACTATTAACAATGGTTATCTTAACCAAATCAAAGTAAACCGAGGGAAAATTTTTCAGAAGTACACAGTTCAACAAGACAATGAAGAAGTCTTGAAGAAACTCAGTGATTTGCAGCTTGATGAATCGCGAAACACTGACGAGGTACTCGACAGAATCAAAGACATTGAAAAGAAGCTAGACTTGGTTCTCGCTGTAATGGAAGTAAATGAACAATGGAAAGAATCTTAGATTTTTTAAACACTGAAAATTTTTGTTACCTAATTTCTGCAATGCAGAAATTCAACTTTGCCGGAAAAACCTTCGAAATATCGAAGGTTTTCGCATTTTCTGGGGCGAGGGTCTTGAGTTCGAATCCCTCTCTCTCTACAGATAAAAAGGCCCTGGATTTGATTCTTTGGGCCTTTTTAGTTAGTACAAAAGTAATTTCTGCAACACTGTTTTTGTTTTCTGCAACTCTAGCGGAAAGTCTTGAAAAACTACAAAAGACAATGAAGAACACGGAAGAAGGTTCTGAAAAAAAATATCCTTATAAACTTTGCAAGCTGTACGACTTCGACGGGGATCTTTCGAAGTACTGGTATATTGATTTTTCCATTTACAACACTGATCTAAAGAAGCTACAACGTAAAACTTTTTCTTCTGGTATCAATGACCTCACAAGCAAGAAGACTCGCTACGATGAGTGTTATAAAGCGATTGATCATATAAACAAATTACTTGAAGATGGCGCCACTACTGGATCCGGAACGGTTCAGGAATTTGAAAATAAGAAGCAAGAAGAGGCAGAAACAGAAAGTCTGAAGCGTGACAAATTAAACGTTAAGGAGATTACACTTGTCGCGGCACTGGAATATGTAATAAAGGTTAAGACTCCTGTCTTAGATACTAAAACAATGAGTGGTTACAAAAGCGTAAAGAACCATTTAGAACAATTTTTAAAGCAAAGGAAAGACGATCATATTTTGTTAACTGCGTTCGAATCTTCTGACGCGTTCGAGTTTTCAGACTACTTACTTGTGGACGCCGAATGGATGCACAAGAAGGAAAAGAAGAAAGGATTATCCAGGAAGACGCATAACAATTTAAAAAACTATCTTAAGACTGCTATTAATTTTTTTAAAGATCGTTACCCAAAGATAGTTTTATTCAACCCTTTTGATAAAGTGGCGAACAAAAGGACGAAGACTAACCAGCACGTAAAATATAATTCAGAACAGATTGAAAGAATAAAGAAGACTTGTAAAAGCTGGGACGAACACCAGTTGTTTTTATTCATTCAGTTTGTTTATTATGGATTCTTTCGACCTCGTACAGAACTTAGGTTGTTGCGGGTGGATCATTTAAAAGATAAAACTATTTTTATACCTCCTGATCTTGCTAAAAATGATCACGGCGCTTACATAAAAATTGCACCAGGTCTTGAGAGTGCAATACAGGAAGCAAAACTTAGAAACTTTCCAAAGCATTACTTTTTGTTCAGCTTATCAGGTACGCCAGGCGAAGAGCCAGTAAATGAACGCTACTTTTACAATAGGCTAAAGAAGGTTCTTGTTCATCTTAATTACACCTATGATAGTTTTGATTTGTACGGATTTAAGCATACGGGTAACGCGGCACTATATAAGGCAACCAAAGACATTAAGCTTATTCAAAGACAGAACAGGCATGAAGATTTAAGAATGACCGATCAATACTTAAAAGACCTTGGTTGCTATGCTGAAGACGAAGATCTTACGAATTTTCCTGAGATTTAGTTTCAAGTTCGTGTTTAGTTAGAGCGAAGTATATGTTTTGGAACTCATGAACATAATTAAAGTCAATACCGAACCCGTAAAGGTCTATCCAAAAAGTAAATCTATTGTCTATATTAATAGAAACTCTATAGCCCAAATCATTCAGAAATATCTTTTTGAATTTCTCTTGATCAAGGTTTTCTTCTTCCTTAAACGAGAAGTTATTAAGCCATTGTTCGGAAATTGGAATACCTTTTACGTTATCAAGGGAGTCCGACTTAAAATACTCCTTGTGAACAACATCAACAATCCAGCCCCTTAATTGAGATTTGTATTGTACTAAATTACCGATTCTTAATTCCTTTGGGTTTATCATTCTAATTTTAAATTATAATTATGATCAACGAATAAACAGGTTGAATTATCTCTATGTATAAAATACATTTCAGGTCTATTGAATCCTAATTTCTTTCGCAAGTCAATAAGACTTTTAATTTGGCTGCCTTCTTCTGTTAACAAAAACAACTCTAAAGTAAGTTGTTTTAATTCTGCTGATTTATTTTTGTAATCCATCTTTGTAAATCTTCAATACAAAGGACTTAAGAAATGCACGAATGATTTATATTCCGATTCGTAATAACAGTATTTAAATAGTTGATCTTGATTATAAATTGATTTCACTAATGAAGCGGGCTTATATTCTGTAACGACCCCGTTCAAAATATTATAATCTTTATAAGCCCCGTAAATTTGAAATTGAAAAATATTTTTTGACTTGTAAGGAAACAGATGTAAAATTAAATTATTCGGTCCCTTGTAGTCTGTCTCGTTTAGTCTTTTACTGATTTCGTTTTGAATGTCTGTTATATAATCGCTCCCAACATAATAGGCCTTTCCGGAATAGGCAACAGGTATTTTAATTAAATTAATCGAAGTGTCTTTGACAGTGGTTAAATAACTCTTCTTGTCGAAGATATAATAATATGCGCTAGTCTTGTCGGTCCAATCTTCTTCTATTGCATCGAATTTATAATATCCATCTTGAAATAATTTAATCAAAATAATATAGGTCCTGTTATTTACGGTAACGTTCCGAAGTTCGTAAATAAAAAAATTATCGGTTCCCTTTTTATATTTTTCATAATCCTGAAGTTGTTCGTGCTTAACAGGAAGATCGAAGGGAATTCTGTTTCTTTTGGAAATCCATTTACCTTCTTGATTTTTAATCCAACCCGTACAACCTGAAAAAGTGCTTAGCGTGTCTTTGCTTATAATAACTGGGTTGTCGTCTGTTCTTTCTTGTGTGTATGCTAATTGATTAACAATAGAAAATAGCAGAACAAAAATTAATTTCTTCATAGGGCTTAAAAATTAGGATTATACAATTGCGAGTACAATATAATAAATTATACTCGCAAAAGTTCAACCGTTGCTTTTTTGATGCCGCTTGTTGAAATATTATAAGATACTTTAGATACGATATAAGTATCGTTATTAATTCTTTTTTTAGTACTAAGGTCTAATTTTAAGAAGGTTGCAAGGTCGAAGTTGATGGTCATTTTAACTAATGTCGCCTTGTCTACAAAATCTAACCAACGGGCGTGGAATTGATTGTAAACGCCCGAATCCTGATCAAGCGACAAAGAATAGTTTCCTATCGAACTTCCGTTGTAGTCCCATTTATACGGCGTTCCCATTGGGTAGGTCATTGCGGAATTGTCTGCTTTTATTCCGGCCTGCATTCCTCTATAAAACATTAATCGCAAAGGAAATGAAGTTATTCCTTCGTCGTCTTGGCTGCTACTGCCTGGCGCGTTTACCCAAGGAACTAACCAACGCACGCCGCTTGTACTATAGTAAGTTGCAACGGTACCGCAGTTAATTTCAACTTTTGTTTTGCCGTTTCCAATGGTAAGGTCTGTAAGGTTTTCAGAATATTCTTCCCAGTAATAGCCGCCGGAACCGTCGTCATTTGTAGCGTAGTATTTATTTAATGTTCTTACAAGCCTTGCTTGATTAGGCCCGTTTCCTGCGCTTGGAAGGTCTGCAACCTTTTCGACTGAAGAAAGTACTGTATAACCCGAAAGGTCTTTTATAAGCGTTGTATATAACGCGTCGTTGTCATCTTTTAGCAATGAGAATACAAAGCCGTCTTGATCGTTGGAAGTAAGGTCGGGCTTTGGTTCGGCATACGCAGTCCAATCTTCATATTGATATGAATCAAGAATTGATTGCAGTGATACAATTTTAACGGTTCTGTTGCTGTCGTTAAAAAAGTAACCAAGACGAAAATATCCCTTTATTGCTTTTATAAAATCAGTAACCGTCATATCCGGCACGTGATTTTTTAAATTTATAACTCTGCCCCAAACGTTTACATAGGTATTTGTTGGAAATGTTGCGGCCCTGACAATAGCGTCTAAAGAAAAGTTATTATAAATAACCAATCTTTTTATGTCGGGATCAATTATAAAATCACCAACTACCGACAAGTTACTCTGTTCAAAACATTTTTTAAATACATACAGGAAGTATGCAAATGGAACAATCGGATAGTCTTTTGTATGGCTATTATTGAATTCGTAAAAGTTAGTTAGAAAATTTGTGCCGTCCCAGTTATTTACATAACCATGATATTCGTCTGGGTTGGCGTAAAAGTCGTCGTTCTTTACTGGAAAGAAAACATAGTCTGAGGTTGACGAATCAGAATTAACTAATGACAACATATGATTTGCAATTTCCGCAGGCAAATCTAACACGGTTGGGGCTGGCGGTACCATTACGCGGTCCCCGCCAAGATTAAGTTCGCTTAATTTTTTATTTACAATGTTGGAAGCAAAAGAAGAAACGCCTGCGGTAAAATTTAAGTTATACATTCCGCCTGTGACGTCTCTTAGATTTAATGTTCCTGACTTCCATAAGTAGCCAGCCAAATAAACTGTAAGCCCTGTATATTTTTTCCCGAACTTCGTTCTGTTTGAAATAACTTCGGGACTTCCTAGAAGCGCGGAATTGTTTGGAGTAATAGGTAGCTGGAAAGGAAGCGAAAACGTACCTTCTTCTTCATCCAGTAATAGCGAATTATTTTCTTCGCCCGAAATTGTTAGACCTGTTTTTGGAAGGTCGAAGGTCTTGCCGTTTAGTTTTAATTCTATCATCTTTCAATTAAAGCTTTGCGTCGTTTTTAATATCTTGTAATGTGTCGTTCGCGTCGTTAATATCTTGGAGTACTACAAACCCACGAAAAACAATATTCCTTAATTCTTTGGTAGCTTGTATCTGTTCGTCTAGCTTCTGGCTTAGTATTGAAATATCTGAAGAAGTAGAAGCTGCGCCCGGTGTATTTGAAGCAGAACTTGCCGAAAGGTTAACGCCTGCTTCGAAAGAACGACCGCCACCAGCTACATTGATTCGGCTTGCTTCGGCTCTTAACTTTGGATTGTTTGCAACACCCTTTGTCAAAATAATTTCTTTACCTTCCATTTCCCCTATCTCTTGGCCAGTTTGCCTATTGATCATTGCAATACCAGATTCTCCATAGCGCGCCCCGTGAGATGGGCCTGGCATTATTCCTCCAACGTTAAACATCCTTTTTACGCCGCCCCATATTCTCTTAATAAATCCCCCTAGGCTATATGTTGGTAATGGAGTAGCTGCAATCTTCGCAACGTTAACGGCACCTATTGCGCCCGTAGCTGCTGCCATAATTAAGTTTGCGGGCCAAGGTGCGCCCGTTAAAGATTTCAAAACCGCTAAGATTGTAGTCATTACCGCTTGCGCAATATTAGAAGCCTTGTCAATCTTGGCCTGCTTGTTTTTAATTAAGGCGGTCTTTTTTGCAGACTCGTCTTCAAGTTGTTGCTTTCTTTTATTGTATTCCTCTTCTGTTATCTTTCCTTTTTTAAGCTGCTTATCAAGCGAAGTTTCTTTTCTCTTTTCTTCATCATTGATCTTAGAAATTTTATTTTGTGCAAGCTGATCTTCAAGCCCTGCAACAGCTTGCGCGCCTTGCATTAAGAAAGATCCAACAGCTTCCGCAGTCTGTGCTTCTTTCTGAAGCTTGGCCTGCCTGTATTGTTCTTCTAGTTTTGCTTTATCGTCTTCGTACCTTTTGTTAATTAAAGCCTTTTCATTATTAGTTAACTCCTGGTTTTGAAGTTCAATATTCTTTTGTATTTCAAGTTTATTTAATTGTGCTGAAAGCTCTCGGTCTGCGTTTCCTTCTGCAAGGGCAAGCTCTAGGTCTGCACCCGCAATTGCGTCTTTGTTTTGTTGCTCTCTAAACTTTTTTTCGTCTTCAAGCCTTTTCTTTTCTGCGTCTTCGCGCTTTTTCTTTTCGTCTGCTTCGTATTGGGTTTCCAACTTATCAATATCACTAAAGAACTTTTGTCTAAGAAGGGCGGCTTGCTCGTTTTTCTGTTCTTCATTTCCTTTTAATTGTTTAAGTTCTTCTTGGTACTCCATTTGGAGTCGCTTCTTTCTGTCATTAAGCGAATCGGAAAGATTGTCTATTTCAAGCTTCAGAATATTTTTTCTTACTTCTTCATTTAGTTTTTTCTCTTCATCAAGTTTACGCTTGCGCTCTGCGGCAATCTCCTTAATAAATTTACTTTCTCTATTGGCAACGTTCTGAAGTACACTGTCTCTTTCGTTTAATATCTCGTTGACTTTTATTTGTGCTTCAACTTCTGCTTTATACAAATCACCTGCGGCGGCACGTGCTTTTTTAAATGCTTCTTCTGAATTATAATTTTCGCGAAGTATTCCTTGGTTCTTAAGATTTTGGTCTGTTTCAAGTTTTGCAATCTTAAGTTTTGCTTCGGCTATTTCAAGGCTTTCTTTTGCCATCTGGCTTTCTAATTGCCCGGCTTGCTTTAGCGATTCCATTCGTTGAGCAACCGAAAGCGTTTGTTCTTTATTCTTTGCAATAAGAACATCTATTTCGCCCTTCCTTCTTGAATTGACTTCAGACAATGCAAGTTCGGCGTCTTCAAGGTCTTGTTTTGCCGCCGTTAATTTTTCAGCTTCCAATCTGGCTCTGTTTGCTTCTTCGGCAATACGGCCCATTTCGTCACCAAGCTTTGCGGCCTTTTCTCTCGCGTTCTCTATGCCTGTAGCGGATTGAATAAAACCGTCTCCAATCTTTTTAAAGTCCATGGTGGCAATACCTTGTAGTATCATCCACATAGCGGTAAGCCTGTTGATTACTTGACCCTTGATAAAATCAACCAGGTCGGAAAGTAATTGCTTTGGATTACTTAGCGCATCAAACAAGCCCTTCCCTAACCTTGCAACTACGCCAATTACAACGTCGAAAATAGCCTTAAGCCCTGCGAACTTTTGTTCTAATAAATCCGCGCCTTCGTCTGTAGATTTAAAGTACGCTATAAGCGCTGTAATCCCAGCTATAAGCGCAAAGATTGGAATTGCAATCATCGCCCCGGTAATAGTAAAGCAAGCACGTACAACAGTTCCCGCAGTACCCACGAACGCAGCCCACGCGCCTTTTAAACCGCCGATGATTCCGCCCGCAGGTCCTAGCTTATCCATTTCGCCAAGCATCTTACTAACTGCGCCTTTCGCGTTATTTACTTCGTCCTTAACATCACTAAGACGGCCTTTTACTTTGTTAAGCTCTTCAGACTTCTTAATAAATGCTTCCGTTCCTGGCTGAAGATTTTTAATCTGAAGATTAAGCGTCTTAATTGCCTTTTCCATGTCGGCAATGGTTGCCGTTGCCTTTTGACCGTTAATAATGACGTCAATCTGTGCTTGTTCTTTATTGGTCGCGCCCATTGCTATTTATTTGAAATTTGTTGAGCTAATGAAGTTTGTATTACTGTTTGGTAGTCCGTTATTAGTTTTTGAGTAAGAGTTCTTATGTTCGATCCCATAGTTTTTGCATACCATGCCTTTCGAACCCATTTCCCTTTTACTATTCCCTTTCCAACGCCCCAGGCAATGCGTCTAACTGCAATAGATTCGGCGGGAACTTTTCCCGCTCTATATCCAGGAACATATTGAAACTTACCTAGTCCAATTTTTTGAATCCAATTAATTATTTCTTGTTCTATAACTTCTTTAGGAAGCGGCTTTGTGTGAGTAACTACTTTCATGTCCTTAAGTCTTCCTGACGGAAGAAAAGAAAGAACTGCGCCTTGCATATCTGACGCAACCGAACTAAGAACTTTTGCAGAAATAGAATCAATAGTTTCGTTCGTGATTGACACACCTCTTTTTTTTGCAGATGCTTTAAGATATGAAACGGCATATAGTGTCCACTCTTGAAGCGTAGCTTGTACAAAGACCCTAATTTGTTCTTCTGTTGGCTTCATTATGCGTTGTAAGCTTTGTCGGTAAACTTGTATTCGTATTCGAACTGAATCGCGTAAAGTGTATCGTCGTCGCCAGGGAATTGCGGCTTTGTGGTAGTTATAGAAATAGGAATATGTTCATTTTCTTCACTTATCAAATAGACATTGTTTGATAAAAAGAAATCCCTTAACGAATCAATCAAGTCTTGTCTTTGATATCCCGTTGAAATTTTAAAAGGGCCTTCTTTCTTGGTAGAGTTGAAAGAAATTTCTTCTTGTGTTTCTGAAGTGTAGTCGTACGATAGAATTTTTAAAGATCCGTCTGAATTGAATTGACCCGCAACCGTCTGCGGACCTACACAACGAAGTATATCGTAAGTTCCCATTGAGTTTTCGTAAAGGAAATATCTTTCGTAAGCGTAAGTTAAATCGTCAAATATATATGTAAGCTTTTGCGAAAGTGCCGCAAGTGTTACCAGGTTCTTGACAATAACATCGAATCTTATAAGGTCCTTATCTATATCAATTATTCCCCTGTCTTCTAAAACAGAATAATGTATAGGTATAATGTTAATACCGTATTGGTAGGTTGGTGCAAATCCTGACATACTGCTTACCGCAGACGTACCGTCGGAATAGTAAAAAGTAAATTCAAAACAATAGTTTTCAGTAGGATCAACAACCAAATAATTAATAATTATTGGTGAATTCTTACTTACAACTCTTGTTGTTGGCTGAGTAGTTAAAAGCCTATTTTTATTAGTTGTTACGTCGGTATAAAAACTATAATTAGGAAATGTCTTCTTGTCTACGCCTCCAAGGATAGCCCAATTGTCGGTTCCTGTCCCTGCGGCTGTATTTAGCTTTGTAGTTTGCGTGATATAGTCAACAGATGGAACGCCGTAAGATTCTCCATAACGAATAAAATATTTTATCGCGTTTACAGTTGAAAGGGCGTAAAGGTCGGTACCGTCGTTTTTTGTTTGGGAGGTACTTGGCTTTTGTGATTTAATTAAATTGTCTAACTGTGTTGAAAAATCGAAAACGACAGAGTTCGCACTGTCTGGCTCTTGTTCTACAGTAATAACTTTATTTAAATTCGCGCCGCCTAAGTCGGTAGTATATAGCTCGCAAAATACTTTAAAGTTATTTCTTGTGGTCTTGTCTACTCCCGCCGTGCTTGCAATTAAGCTTGTCGATAATCCAGTATACGAAATCCCTAATGTATATTCAGAACCAGGATTAAGCGCAGTAAATACAACTTTATTCGGGTTTACTCTTTTAACAGAAAAAGCATTGTATAAAATATTGTTAGATTCTAAGTCAGGAATCAAAACTTTATTTACATAATCAGAAGTACTATAACCAAAAGTGTTCGTTCTTATTTTTAATCCTGAACTATCTAAGGCTGTAGCAAAAGTAAACGTAAGAGAGTTCGACCCCCAGACAAAAGTAAGTGTTGCGCCAACTGGCGGCGAACTAAAAGCAATAAAACCACTGACAGCATAAACGCCATTCGTAAGAATGTAATTGTCTGTTTGTATTTTATATACAACAGGGTTCTTCGTCTGAACAATAGGATTAGGTTGTTTTAATAACGTAAGCATGGTTTAAGATTTCCAGTTGTCAGGATTAAAACGCAAGTCGAAAGGGTCTCTAATATTGAATTCAACACGCAAACCGCAAGCAGCATCTACAAGAATAGAATCAATGAAATTGCCCGTAAAATTACCATCAATGTTTAAGGTCCTGTCTTCAAAGTCTCTTCGCATTCTTGAAACTACATCCCTTGCGATAATTAGGGCTTGCTGTTTAAATGCCTTCTTTTGTATGAAGTCGTTTGGGTCACACTGAAATAAAATTAGGAAAGCAGACGCAAAACCTATGTTGTCGTTATCCCTTCCAATATTTGAAAAATTAACGTCGCAATCTTCCAGCCAAAAACAAGGATAAGATAGGTCTGCAAGTATAGACTGTTCTATCTCGTTTACAGATCCAAGAAAAAAGGATTTAATTTGCTTATGTCCTGTTGTACCCGTAGCTATTTCCTGGAAATAGTCTTCGTACGTTTGGTAATCAACTATTTTCATTTTCCTTTTTCTTAGCTTGAATTATATCAATACAAAGATTGTAAAGCACGGTATGTAGATTTGTATATTTCGTTTTTTCATAGTCTCCATATTGCCCTGACTTTGAAAGGTTGTTTATCAATCCTATCCATCCGAAATTAATTTCGTTCTTGCTTTGCTCTTCTTTCTGCTTTCTTAGTCGTTCTCTTAAATCCACTGGAAGGCTTTCGTCTTCTGAGTAGTCGCTTTGGAAAACTGCGGCGAATGTTTTAACTAAATACTTTCGGCATCCGATATAAAACAGGAAGATGGAAAACCGTATTTCGTCCGGCAGGTAGCTTATAAGCTTCGAGTTTCGTTCAATATCTTCTTCGTTAAACTTTTGGCGTTTGTCAGAAGAAGGGTTTATTAATTGTTGAATGAATGATTTCTTCGGTCTATATATGCAAGCTATAAGCTTATTTAAAAACTGAACGTCTTTAGTTTCCAAATACTTTTGAAGGTATTCGTCAGCGAAGGCAAATTCAACAAACACAGAATTACTAAGGCGCGCAGACGGTGCAATAAATTTCTTACCTACTCTAAAGCTTTTATAAGTTGGCTGTTCTGGATAGGTCGTAAACATCCAGTCAATACAATCCAAAACAGAAAGCATTTGAAAGGGTGTAATCTTTTCAAGATCAATCTTCTTAAGCTTTCCAAGTTGTTGCAATGCCTTCAGTTTTCTTTCAAGCTCGTTTCCTGTTTCAACTATAAGCAAAAATATAACCTTTGAAAGACGGCTTGCTTTCAACTCTTGCCAACTACTTTCAAGCTTGAACTTCGTTTTATTTATTACTATTTCGTTCATCTTTGATAGACAAAAAGAGTAGATAACAAACAAATCCAAGCACGACAGAAAGTGCCCCAATTATTGCATAGAATTTCATATGGTGGCCGTCGCAAGGCTGTATACTATTCTTAGGATAAGTAATCTTTTCCTTCAGTCCTTTTTCGGTTGGTGTAATTTCAACTTCAACGCCCTCCTTCGTTTTGAATGTGGTATCTTTGAAAGTGTTCTTGATAGCAGGTTTAATTGCCTTTTCTTCTATGATCTTTTCAATTTTATTTTCCTCTTCGACCGTTACTTCAAGACCTGCTTCTTTTCTGGCTTCAGTGTTTAGTACTTTAGAAACAGAATCGGAAGCATTGGATGCAAAGTTTTTGTTTTGTGTGCTGTCTGCTTTTAATTCAAATGAAGTTGAATCCTTTTTTGTAGTGTCGTACCATCCGTGTTTTATTCCTTCGTCTCTCCATTTGTTATATGTAACACAAGAAGAAAGCATAAGCAATAAAACAACTGTTGCGCCTTTAAAACCAATCCATTCGTCTTTGCCAAGTAAAAATCCGCAACCGATTCCGAAGCCTGTTAAAAAGGCTGAGAAGTCAATCTTTCCCATTAAAAAGAAAATGGTTGTAAGTGTCCAAAGAATTAACCCGATAGCGGTTGTCTTCTTGTGCTTGCTAATCCTGTATTTCGCCTTCGATATCATCGTCTTTTTGTTTTTTAGTTGGTAAAATTTTCCTCCATAGCCAAAGGCAGACATAAGAAACCGAGACGCCTACTATGGTATTTATGCCAGTGTTTACCCAAGCGTCAACAGCTACATAGGTAATAGTAGAAAAGAAATGATTCCAATAGTTTATAATACTATCGGCAATACTTGCCAGGCCGCTGCTTGCAATAATTGTCTTGGTATACTTTTCTTCTATCATATAAAAAATGATTTCTTACCTGTGTTGTCGTGTATGTCTGTGTTCGGTTGTCCGTTATTAAGCGAGGAACTACTTGCGTACGTTGGGTAAGAAGAAGAATTGTCTTCTAAATACTTTTTAAGATTTGCTAAATATGTATTTCCGTTGTTAAGGTTGGATTCTCCAAATGAAAGAATTTGCTTATCGTTCGCTTGTGCCGATTGGTTTATTCCATCGGAAGAAGAATGTACAATTAAGCCATTACCTTTTACTTCTACGGTCAAAGATGGAATTGCTTCAACGATCGTAAAGTGTGCAACTGGTCTTTGAATGTATTTATTAATAAGATCTTTGTTCGCTGTCGTTAAACTTCCCGATTCTTGTTGTTCTTTAAGTTCGTCGAACAGTTCCTGTCCAATAGTAGGAATAATGTATTTTTCTTCTACCAAGGAAATAAAAGGACGAAGTTTTAAGAATGTCCTTCTTGACTTGCACAAGTCAACAAACTTGGAGAAGTCTGAAGTTTTATTTATGAATAAAGATTTTGAAACTGTGTATTCATCTGAGCTCTTCCAGGTGTCAAATAAATTTTCGTTATCCTCTAAATACTGAAGGGCAACGTCAAAAAACTTGTCGGCTCTGTTGATGCACGCTTGTAAAGATTTTTCGTAAAGCCACTGACGTGCGGGCGCGGCGTTCTGAGGAATATTTTCGAATGTTCCGGCGCCTGTAATAGAAACAGTATTAGAATTAAGCAAATCGAACGCAGTATAAAAGGCTAAGCATCTTTGAAGCTTTTTAATAAGCTGGTCTTGTGCGGCAGTTGGTGTTCCTTCATTGTAAGCTTCGTCAAGTTCGTTAAAGAAGTCTTCACCAATCACCGGAATAATATAGTCTAATTCTGCACCTTCAAGAATAGGCTTTATTATATCAAAACTCATATTCGTCGCAAACTGCGACGCGTAAAGTTTTAGTTCGGCTGTGGTTTTAATAAGAGACATTCGACAACTTGTTTTTTAGAAGCCTTAACTTTTCTATTACTCTAAATTTGTTGCATACCTTCGAATTAAATGAAGGTATTTTCATGTACCGGTAAACAATTCTTCTTTTATACCTTGGAAGATCTTTTACTTTCTTGTCGCTGTTTTTATTTTTCTTAACAGACACGAAGAAATATTTAATTACTTCCTTTCCTGTAACAGGATTGTTAATGGAGAAGCTGAACAACAGCATTGCAAGCCAAACAAATGATAAGTTTATTTTCATGCTACATTTTGTTTTCCTGTTGGGTTCTTGTCAACTGTAGTCATTTGAACATATTCAACACCAAATTTTATTGATCTATCCCATCCGTTACGCTCAGATATGTCGTAAAAAATTTCAAGTGCAACGTCCCTTTGTCCTACCGCTTTTACTCCAACATGGTAGTTGTATAGATTTAAAATTTCTGAACCTGAACCTAGATTTCCTTTAATGTCGATACCTGATAAAGTCGGGTGTATTCCGTGACCTCTTGAATTTGCACGGCTTGAAACATCAAACGTATTAAGGAAAGTGTCATCTTTACTGTCAAAGTTGATTGGTATAATGTCCCATCCTTGAACCTGGCTACCTCCTATCGTATCTATGAAGCTGAAGAAGGTTTTGGAAGCATTCTCTGAACCCGCAAGCATGTCGTCAAGTGCATCCTGTATTTCTGCTTTCTTGGCTTCTCTCTTTTCTTCTGGGAATTGATCAAAATATGTCTTTGGAATCTTTACATGGAAGCGTAAAGACATTCCGTTTTGAAGGTTGGCTAACTGGAAAGAACTAATTTCGGTACTTAGTTCCGCCCAAGCTTTTGTTCCGAAGTACCAAATAGGAAAAGAATAGTAATCTTGACCCGGTAAGTAATACTTTGAATGATGGATATACTTGTCGTATCTAGCTTCATCGTATCTGAAGAAGGAAGAAATCTTATCGACTGTTCCGCCTCCTGTTTGGCTTTGGTCATAAATAGCAAAACGCCAATCGCCGCACAGATAATAATTTAAAATTCTTCCAAATGAAGGATCTATGTATTCGGCGCGAACGTCGCAAGCGGGTTTGTTTTTAATCCACTGAATTTTATTGTTACCGTCTGGAATTAATTCAGCGAATGCGTTACCGTATAACTCTAAATTATGAACACGTTCACGAAAAAAAGTATCGATTCTATTCCTATAAAAGAAATCGTTTATCTGTGGATCGTCAACAAGTTCAATAGTTTTCTTTTTTGTTGTTGGATCAATTATTTCTCTATAGGTAAACACGCCATTTCCACAGATCAAATCAACAGATTGCTTGATTAATTCAGGCTTTATGTCGTTTAGATAAACGTGTTTAAAAATGTCATTAGGAAATAAGTTATTTGCACCCCAGTTATACCAAGGACGGGCTTCGTTTTTCTTTTTAGGTACAAGACCGCTTATGTCGCTGTCTACATATTCGTATAAAGCTGGTGGCTTACGTTTTGAAGAATAAAATACTTCAACGGCTTCGCCTGTCTTTTTGAAAACTTTATTTTTTCTCATTAGTGACGAACAGTTAAACCGTTAAACTTTACAATCCTTGAAATTTTAATAGACTTGGTTTGCTGCTTCGTTTCGTCAAAAATCAGAATGCAATTATTATCCTTTAGATTATAGAAAGATTTCTTCTTTTCCATCTTTGAAGGTTCTCTATATTGCTTTACAAAGCGACGGGCTTTTTCTATTGTGCGAAGTTCTCCTTCAGCATTGCGGAATGAAATTGAAAAGTATTTTTCAATACCTCCTTCGTGGGTTATCTGTGATAATTTGAGGACTGAAGCAATATCTATCATATTGCTTCAAAGGTCAGACTATTCTAAAAAATAGTTAGGGGCGGAAGTGTAAGAGAAAAATTTTACTTTTTTTAAATAAGGGTTCTGTATACGACAGATAAAGATTTTATAAAGGCTTTTTGCTTGTATGTATTACCATAAATGCTTTGCCATTCTTCAAACCGATCACTGCCTAGTAATATTTGACCTTCAGCAACATTAAAGAAGCCTTCAGTAGGTTTAATTTTGTTTGATTTTGCAATAAAAAGGTTTATTACAAGGCTTTTATCTTCATCTAAAAAAGAAAGTGTCTCCATTTACCTATTATATTCAGATTTTTATTTCAACATCTAATTGTAAATCAAATTTTTACACCTTGCAAGGTACAAAATTTTAAGCTTTTTCGCACGGCGAGGAATGCGCCCTTTGACGTGGTGGCAATTGCCTTGACAAAAAAATAGGAAATATGAAAGCTCATATTTCCTATAAGAATAAAATTGTGTATGTGATTATCTTCCGAAGAAAACTTCTGTTGGTGCTGCGCCGCTTGTTGTTGCGTGGTTGCCTAGCTTTGGAACTACGTAGTTATCAAAGGCGTCACTTAAATGTGTTGCCTTTTCTTGTGGTATGTTATGACGTTCGGAACGCTTATCTTTTTTGAACTCATTGGTAATACCCGCAGCTTGAATGGAAATTATTAGTTCTTTGCAATTAAGTTTATTAATCCTAATCTTTGGAATAGATATTTCATGCTCTTCTAATATCCTGTTTATTTGAATGTGTTTTAAGTTATGGAGGGCATCAAGTCCTTTAACTGTCAAGGTTGATTCCCAACCCCGGGAACGAAGAACCTTTTGTATTTGCTGGTATAAGGTAAGTTCAGAGTTTGGCAATCTACTGTTCCCGTTTCTATCTCCATATATAACAACATGCTTCTTCTTATGTGATTGGTAGTAACTACAAAAATCATTTACCAGGTTGTCAATAAGCTTACGTTCGTTCTTAACGTAGAAGTTCTTTAGAATCTTGACTTCGTTCTTTTCCTTAATATAATCCTGTGCGGCAATCATACAATTGAAATTACCTCCGAAGTCGAAGCTTATATCAATGGTGCGGTTTTCGTCGTAGTCTGAAGATATAACCTTTGTTTGTCTCCAATCCTCGTGGTCTTCATATGCAAGGGCAACATAACAATGTTTATTTGTGTCGAATTGGTCGTAGAACGCATTAGGCATTTTACCAATTCGCTGATTTAAATATTCTACTTGAAAAACAAGATAAGGCGTATTCTTTTCTGCATTCTTAAGGTAATCTTCTCCTAAAACATGTATGTTGTCTTGTGCCGTAGCTTCAATGTAAAAAACATCGTCAGGGTAAAGTAATGCCTGTTCTTGCATATCAGGAACCCACATGCCGGAAGGGTCCCAAGGCATAGAAGTAGTAAATGATATAGAATGATGTCTATGGGTATTAAACCTATAAATATTCCCTCTTAACGAAGGAATTATTTCCTTATATACTCGTTCTTGATTAAACAAAGACGCTTCGTCTATTCTTCCGAAGTCAAAGTTTCCACCCCTTGAATTATCCTTTCTATCAAATGAAATTAGTTGTTGAACCGTTCCGTTGATCCAGGAAATACAAGTTGAATAGTCTCTTACTGGCTGGTATGGAGTTGGCCAACCCTTAGGAGGCTTTTTATTTATTACATAATGGATATTCTCTTTATATCCCATTAATGACCATATATCAATTGCGGATGGAATTACAAAGTCTAGAGCTTGCTTATACGTCAAAGAAAGGACGAAACCCTTACCCCTTGGCATAGCCTGGACGTTCATATTATCCTCAACACCGCCAACGGTAGACTTACCAGCGCCACGAGAACCGATAAAAGTCTTAACCTTTTGCTTCGCTTTTATAAAGGCAATTTGTTTTGGATTTAGATAAACCTTCTTCATCATTATTCTAAATCTTCGTGGTCTACATCTTCAGCTTGTTCGTTAAGCTTTAAAATAGTTGGATCGTCACTAAAAACAATTGTTGGCAACCTTACCGCAGACCAATCGATATCTTCTCCGTTTTTATGCAAGCCCCCAATCTTACCTATCTCTTTTAGTGCAACGTTTTGCTGTTTTCTATCGCCAGCCAAAACAGCACGTCTATAAACTTGCCATAGGTTGTCTATTACAATTTGACGTAATCCTTCTTGGGTGCTTTTGTGAATGTCACCGAATAAAGCCATGGTAACCCGTACTATTTCGTACGCATGACCCTGACTTATTTCAATTTGTGAGGTTAAAAAATTTACTGTTTGCTGTCGTGAATATCCTTCACGAAGTAGCGCGTTTGTATGTTCGTATATTAAACGAAGTTGTTCAAGCTTTGGCGAAAGCCTTTTACCTTCTAAATAATGCGCCCTTAACTTGTCAAGTGCGGTTTTTTTAGAATGGACATAAGGCCCCAGTTCTTTAGGTAATTCAAGAACTGGAACCTTATCTTCAATTTCTGAAGATTCTTTCTTATTTAAGTTTTTCTTCAATTGACTTTATAAGTTTATCTTCTTTGTCAAATGCTTCTTTTGCTTTTACTCCTGCAGGTCCTTTTCCGAACTGCTTCATTTTTTTAGAAGCTTTCGCCTTTCTGCTTCTGGCATTGGTTAGCATCTTCATAAGCTCGGCTTTGTCTTCCGGAAGTTCACCGCTTGACTTTTTCTGTTCTTCAGAAGATGGAAGACAACCCTTTTCTTCTACATAAGCAAGATTCTTGTTGATTTGAACAAGCTCTTCTTCGTATGCGTCGATTTCTTTAATAAGGGATTTCGCTTCTGCGTCTGATGCGTCAGCAAGCTTATTAGATAGCTTACCTTTTTTATTGAACACGGCTGTTTTTTGCGCCGTAAGTGAAGCAATAAGTTCTTCCTTGGATTTACCTTCATAAGCTTCTTTCGCTTCTTCCTTTGTGGCCTGAACTGCCTTAACTTCAGGCTTGCTTGGTGTCTTCGCCTTCGAAGTTGCTTTCTTTTCATTTATTTCTCCTTCTGGACAAAGTGACTTATAAATTTTAGTCAATTCATACTTCATTTTTTCAAGCATATTCGGCTTGTCAATGAATAGGAAGTTTCTTTGAAGGGTTTTGTTCTTGTTATACTTACCGAATAACATAGCGCCTTTCATCCTGTCTTTTTCTTCAGATTCAAGCCAAGCTTTTATTTCTTCTGCGTCGCTGTTTGTAGCAACTGCAACTTTTAATTTTTTAGCCATTAGATTATAAGTGTTTAATTCAAGAATTATTAAAATAAAACTACAGAAGGCAATTGCCTTTTTTAGGGGCGGAAGTGTGGCAATAAAAAAAGCCTGATCAATTACGACCAGGCTTTCAAGAAAATAAACCCTATGAAAAATGAAGACTATTGTTGCGGTTCGGTTTTGTCAGTTACTTCTTTAACCTTTGTCGCTTTTGTTGGCGCTTTTTGAATGAATTCAACCTTGTTATTGAAAAGAAATTCAGCTTCTTCATCCGTAAGCGATTCAAGATTATAAGATTTGCCTTGAAATCTTAAAGAACCTTCAGGTTTGACCCCTACTATAATAAATTTAGTTAGTGGCATAGGCGATAGATTAAGCCGCTGGCGTTAATGGAACTGCCGCAGAATAGAACAATGGAGACTTAGCCGAGCTATATTTTAAGTTAATAGTAGTCTGTGACCTTTCGGCCATAGTCCCCCCTGAGGTGCCTTCTGATTTATCAAGCAAACAACCCCTGTCAAGATCTCCTAAGATTCTTAACTTACCGTTATTTGTCTCGGTAAGCGCAATAACTTGCTCGTTAAGCATCTTATCGATTTCCAGAATTTGTTCCTCAGACAGACCCGGAAGAATATACTCAATTACACTTTCAATACTTTTACCGTCAGTTTCTCCAACGGAATTAGATGTTAATTTTCCAGTGTCAGGAGTAAAATAAACTTCAATAAATTTTTTACCGCTAATGTTTGTAATAGCAGAAGAAACAACATTTCCGACAGCGGCCGGAATATCTGCAACCTCTGATCTAAGACAAAGGTAAAGCTTCTTTAATCCGCCGGGTCCAAGGTTTGTAGGTTTTGCAACGTCAAGAAGTGACATAGTAAATATTTTAAAGATGGAAGATTTTTAAACAAAAGAATCCCCGATTAAATCGGGGGTTCTTATTTTATTTTAATGTGAATGATTAGACGATTCCAGAATAGTTATTACACCAAATTATTTCAGCAATACCAAATTCTGGCGCGCAGTTAATATCCATTAAGATATCAATGTTTCTTTGTCTTCTTTCAACAATGATCCCGTTAGTAACTGCTTCTTCGTTGGTAATCCAGAATAAGTTTTCTTGTGGCGTGATAATAATTCTATCACTTCCGGTTAAGCCCACTTCTTCTTTGAAGGTAATATTTGTACCGTCGATTTTTTGCTTTCCGTATTCAGTGTTATAAGGAAGCGCGCCAAATGTAGACTTATAATCGTCGTTGTAGTGCTTCATATTGGTAGGAGAAAGCAAGCAGACCATTGGAACGTCTCTGTAGTCCGGATTTGCGTAAACAATTTCAACGATTTTATTTACTTCGTCATAAGCATTAGCTGCGGTAACTGCCGCACCCGTAGAAGCGTTCCCGGAAGGTATATTCGTTCCAAGTTCATTAGTAACCTTCGTACCTAATCCGTCGCAAGTGTCTGCGGCTGCGGTTCCTGAAGGATTGTAAACACCTTTAAATAAAGCTGACACCCTGATATCTCTTTGTGCTGCCTTGATTACCATATCAAGAATAAATTGCTCGAAAGGAATTTCATAAGGATCAATTTTTTTACCTGCAACCTTACCAAGATAAGACTTGTAGAATCCTAATATTTGAGTTGGTGTAAAGGTTAAGTCAACCTTCATCGGTCTTGTCTTTCCAATTCTGTTTTTGAATTTAACAGCGTTTGCAGTTGGCGCAAATGTGTCTTTTCCTCCTGGTTGTAATACACTGTTAATTACAAGTTGATTTAAAGGTATTTCATCGATTACGTTACTTAGTGTTTCGAAGTAATCGGTAAACCCTAAACCGTCAACCATGACAGTAGTAAGGATTTGGGTAGTGTCTGCAAGCGCACGGTCTTTAAGTTCGGAAGATAGCGCAGACAGATCTAAAGAACCTACTGCCGCAACTACTTCCCCCTGCCCTTTATTAAGGAAGGTTAACGAAAATCCTATTGCCACAAGTAAAATAAATCCCTGTAGCCCTACATTAAATAAGGTGATTGCAACGCTGGCAATTAGCATTACAAATAACAGGTTATACAAAATTTTGAAAGTATTTTTCATCGTAGTTAAGTGATTAAGTTGGTTGTTTTTAAATAAGCCTTATTTGTTTTTAAAATGTAAATAGACAGCTTTATTTAAGCTGTCTTGTTGTATTTATTATTTTTCTGTCTTTCTGCAATCTCTTGCGCTTTTTTGTTGTAAGAAGCAACAGGCTTCTTTCTTTTGTCTTCTGCTTCAAGTATATCTTTGGTTTTAGCAGTAGCAGAAAAAGCGGACTTAGGTCTTTTCTTTAGTTCTTCGTTCTCTTGCTGTAAGGCGCTAAACTTAGATTCAAGGTCATTGAACTTTTTAGACCATTCTTCGGCGCTCATTTGTGTAGCTGGTTCTTTAGGACCTTTAGCTTTTTCTCCTTCAGAAGCTTCTTCCTTCGGTGTTGCTATTTCTCCAATTTTACCGTCTAACACCCCTATAGTCTGACCTGCAAGGTCGCCGTCTGTAATATCGTAGTCACCATCTGGCGCGGCGCTACCGTCTTCAAGTTGTACTTCGTCGCCTACTGCGGGCGCATCACCTGCGGCAATGATCACAAGCTTTTGACCGTCTGCGGCTGTAGCATCGATATTGCCGAATTTTTCTTTTTCGGTTTTATTAAGTTTAGAATTTGGCTTTGTCATAGAATTATTAAATAAAGATGTGAATTGCTGTAATTGGGTTTTAGGTATATTCAAGCCGAATCGATTAGACATGAATTCGATAATCTTTAAAGGATTAGATTTAATGAACTCATCAATATTCGGGTTAGAATCAAGAAAGGAAGAAGCAGAAACAGCGAACTTGTCCTTGTTTAATTCAGCACTAAACAAACCGTTTGGAGTAAGCGCGCCTTCTTCTACAAAGTCAACCGCTAGGAAAGATTCAAACATTTCATAAAGCGGACGGGTAGAAGTGTATTTATCATACCAATCTTCGTCTTCTTCAGAATACATATTTCCTTCATCGTCGTATTGATAAAGCCAGTTCCCGCAGGTTACTACAGACATGCCAAACATATCCGGTTCTTTCTCGGCCATATCAAGAAGATAGTTGTACATGTCTCCTTTACCTGGCGCATTCTGTGCCACTGAGGAAAGATGTATGTCAGCAATAGCTTGATTGTCTCTAACAGAAAAATTGAAAGCTCTACCTGCGTAAGTTCCTAAAGCTTCAGCACTCATTGACGGATGACCGAAGCGAACCTTAACGCCTTGCGTAATTTGGTTTCCTTGTGCAACAAGTCCGTTAATAAACTGCTGTTCAACGTTGGTTCCATGACCAGCCGCCGGACCTACTTGCGCAACTACTACGTTTTTGATAATACCATTTTCGCGGTCAACGTTTGGAGACTGACCGGAAACTTTCGCAGACTTAAACCATCTACTAGAGTTTTTGAAAGAAGGGACTTGATTACTTCCTTTAACCATGGTATAAAATTACCATGACAGTAAAAGAAGTTTAGGGGCGGAAGTGTAAGGGAAATTTTACTTTCCCTTAAAGAAACGATTCATTTTTATAAATGCAATAACAGCCCCAATGAAACAGACAAGGGCAAGAACAAATAATAAAAAGCCGCCTAGTTCCATAGGCCTAAGAAGTTATTCCCATTGCTGACTTAAAGGCTGCAATCATGTCTTCACTCGCCTTATTAAGCATAATGTCAACAAGTTGGTTGGCTGTGTTGTCTCTAACGCTTTTAATCTTTTCTTGCATACGACCTTTAAAATTATCAGACATGCCATCTAATTGGGAACCTAATTCGTTTAAGCCGTCGAAAGTAGAATTAAAGGTATTTACAAATTGCTGAAGGGCTGTAGCATCCATGGTATTATTAAATTAAACGTTAGCACCTATTTGGGTCATGTAATTTTGAATTATCGAATAGAAATCACTAAAATTAATGGCCGAATTACCTAAATAAGAAAAAGAAAATTGTCTATTCGAAGCACCCGACAAAGATCCGTTGTTATTCATACCTCCTATATACATTTCAACGGAAGGAAGCGCAACCGAAACAACATTGCTAGTACTTAGATCAATGCCATTTTTACCTAGTACAACATTGGTTGAATTTGATCTATAAGAGTAATGAAAGCCTAAAGAATTTAAATTAGCAATACTTGGACCTGAACTATTGTTAATAGAAGACACATATAGATTCCCCGTGGAGTTTCTAAGGTTCATACTGATTCTATGTGTTGATGTGGCATCAACGCAACCTATATCGTTTGCATTTCTTGCAACATCTGTTCTGCTATATAGCCCAAATGAAATATCATTAAGTCCTGCAACTGTTAGGTTTATAGATGGTATAAAGCCAGTTTTTAAAAAAGAAGTTGAACCGTTTGGCGTATATCCTTGATCGGTTGTGAATACAGGCGCAAGAACTTCAGTAGCTGTATAAAGCCCCGGATTTTTCCAGTTCAATCTTCCTGCTTGGCTATTGTTGGCAGCAAACAAATAAAGAAACTCTAACCGATCCCAAATACCTTTTATCTTTAATTGTCTTATTGTATAATCAATTAATTTCTTTCTGGTAACGTCAGGTATAATAGTCATTGCATTAAAAAGCCTTTTAGCTTCCACGCAATAATCAATATCAAAAGACGGGTTTATACCTGTATACATTCTATTAAGAAAGCTTCATTAATGTTGTGAAAATAGAAACTGTTTTCGCTGCCGTTACGGCCGCTCTCATACCTGCATAAATGCTGTATCCGCTTTTTAGAACCATGTATTTATTTCCGTCCTTGTCTGTTCTGAAGTGCGGCATTTCGATACTATTTAAACAGTTGATGGCTTTCGTACCTGTAGACGTTCCCGAACCCAAAGGAAGATTAACTAATCCTATTGGATATTTAGTTACACCATCATAGGCGAAAAATATAATATCGTTAGAGGCGGAATCGTCTGTACTGGCTGAAATCATTCTTATTACCCCGTCGTCTGCGCCAGGATCTGAAATAATTTCCTTTGTATTTGCGCCGCTTATGTTTGTTGCGCCGTCTGCGTTTACAAAAGTTACGCCTTTGTGAATTGGTGTTTTTTCAAAAAAAACATCTGTATTCTTTGACATATTTTAAATTCCGTAATTAGTATATAATGAAACTTTAGTAGCTAGTGAAACATTAGAATTATTAGTTTTTAATGCACCAACTGTATTTAAATTAATATCACCTACGCTTGATATTGTCAAGTTTCCGATTGCATCAAATGAACCGTAAATAGTTTTAACTATATAGCTTGATCCATCGCAGAATATTTCAAACATATGACCGCTTTTGCCTATAGCAGAAGTAGAAGCAGAAGAAGTCAATAGTCCGGCCCCAGTGTCAGCCTTTCTTACAAATACTTTAAAGCCGTTATATAAAGTGGTTGCGTCAAGTGTGGCAAGTATATTAGAAGCGCCAGTTGTGACGTTAAAAACTTTCCCTTCGTCACTGGCTAGTATGGTAAAGTTTGCAGACTTCGCAACTATTTCGTTGAAGGAAACCTTAAGATTCTTTTGGGACGAAACTGTGCTTGCTAGGTCGGAAAGATTATTTGCTTTCTTTAATACAAGTGTATCGTCTGCCTTCGCATTTAAGGCCGCTTGTAAATCTGTTTGACTTGCAAGTGATCCCGAAATACTACCCCATACCGCAGAAGAAGAAGTTATTTGAACATAGGTTGATCCCGTCCAACGGTATTGATAATTCGTTGTAGTGTCTAAATAGATCTTTCCACTTTCACCAACTAAAGGAAAAGAACCAGTTCCCGAATATTCAAGAACGTCATCAACATAAGAAGGCAATTGCGAAGAAGGAACAAGGCCCGAAGAATCTAAAGAAGCGTAACCGTTGGCAACTCCTTTATTGGCTGTTCTTTCAAGTTGCTGGATAATATCATAAAGCGCGTTTCTGCTTGCTGGCGTTGTTGTGTCTCCATCCCAAGCGGCTGAATAGGCATCGTCTGAAACAGCTTCAGAAGATCCCACTAAAACCCAAAAACCAGAAAGTTTATCTGTGGTAAAGTCAGACGACGAAGTATGATCAACTATACACTTATATAGGTTGTTGGAATAATTGACATATCTTCCAATTCTAAAAACAGAAGAAGCCGACCAATCTTTTAAAGGAAAGTAAATCGTTACTTTGGTATCGTCCCAAGGGCCTGTATAGTCTGAGGTTAATTCATAAAATTCCCCGTCTTTGTATACTACGTCACCAATAACGTAAGGCCTGTTATCATTATAAATAGGATGAAGATAATAGTCCTCATCGTCTAAATTTAAAGTGCTATCTGCAAGGTCCTGAACATGCGTACGAACATCTTCCGGCGTTATATCTTCCGAATAGTTATCAGGGAATTTAGTACCCGCGTTCGTGTTAAGTGTCGACCTGCCTAGTTTAGTCATTGTATTATTTGGTTCTTAAGAAACCGTAAGTAAATCCTGAATTGAAAACTACCTTATCGAAATTGCCGCCATAGAAATAAGCGGGCCTGTGTAGCTTGGCCGTAAACATACATTCGCATCTTTCAAGCCCTGCAATTACGTTTTCACTGGTATAGTTATAGGTAAAGGTTGCTGGGTTTATCAGGTTGCCTATTACCCTGTATTGCCCCTTGTTGTCTGAAGCAATGACTACGAACTTTTCCTTCGTCATTTCATCCATTTGTTTTATGGCTTCCGGTGTTGGCGAAGGATAAACAAAAGAAACAGTTGCCGTAAATTCTTTCCCGTGAACGGTCTTTGAAAATGCTTCGGAAAACTTGCAGGAATCTAAAGTAAAATAGAACCTATGAAATAGTTTCCCTGGCATCATTCGAAAGCCTGGTGGAATAACATTCTTAATAGGTTGCTTCATAGAAGCTATATCGTCAACCAAAGACATATTTATTTCCCGCATCCCGCCAGGATTCACCGTAAAGGTTTTCTGTATGTCTAACAGGCTTTCAGACATGGAAATTTATAGCTGAATGTAAATAACAATAAGCTTCGTCTTTCCTTCTTTTCACAAGGCCTGGCAAGTCTTCCGCCTTAAAGCTTCCGTCCGCCTGTTTGATCTTTGATTTTGTCCACCGCATGAATTCGGCTTCAATGGTTGGGTCTGAAGGATTGGCATTAATTTTTTTAAGAAGTGTGCTGTCTCCGAAGTTGGGAATTCCAACATTATAAGCGAAAGAATATAATGAGGCCCTTTGGCCTTCGTTTAAAATAACTTTTATAAGACGATCAATAAATTTGCGGGTGTTGGAAAGAAAATATTGAAGTTCGCTTTCTGCTTGTTCTTTTGTAATAATATCCCCAAGCTGAACTTTCTTACCAGTTTTATAAACTGTGGTACCGTAACCAATGGTAGGAATATGCGCCGGACACAAATAGGCTTTTATTCTTCCGTCTGGAAGAAGTTCCTTAAGTCCTTCGTGGTGCTTTATAAGCTGTTCTTCTAGCGTCATAACTTAGTTATAAAGCTAGTTCATTGCTTAAAAATAGTTAGGGGCAATTTCTTCCGCCCGAATTGTATTTTTTAACCTTTTCTTCCTGCTTATGGCTGCTTCTTTTATAAAGGCACATAATAGTATCTGAGGGAATAATATCTTCGTTAAGGTTATAAACTTTATAAATCGAATCTATTGCTTTCATCGTTGGCATTCCTATAGCCTTTGCAGTTGTAATGTGATGCACTAGCAAGAAGTCAACGAACTTCTTTAGTGCGTATGTAAGCTTTACGGAATCTTCTTCGTGTAAAAAGTAAGCTTGATTTTCTTTCTTATTGTGCTTGAGGTGCTGAAGCCTTGCGGGAAGAAGAATGTCGATAGTTGTTGATGGCTTGGTTTTAAGGTGCCTGGTTGCTTCGCTTTGGTCTTTAAGTAATGGTCTGATCAATTGACCTATTACCGTGTTTTGGGCTGCGAATATAGGTTCTGCGCCAAATTGTTTTAAAAGAACACACTTAACGTATTCGTCTACTTGTATTTTTAGTATTGACATGTGATAAATGTTTGTTACCTTTGTTATCAGGTAACAAACATTATTGAATCACTCATTTGAAAGACCCGGCGGCAACCGGGTTTTTTTATTTCATTTCAAATTTTGAAAGCTCATATTCTGGCGCCTCAATAACTTGTATTTGTTCGGTGTTATCAAGTAAGTTGTCAAGGTCTTCAATGAAAAGGTTTTCTTCTTCTGCCTGATTAATTTTATTATTCCTAACCCGATGACAAAGTTCTTTAGCATCTACAATAATTCGATAAATAAAATTTGGTTCACTCGGCGGAGTAAACATGTTGTAGGAAGAAAGAACAACGCCAACAATATTTTTATTGATCAATACTATACTACCTAAAGGGAATTTTGCGGAAACAACTTTTTCTTTATCGAATCCTAAAAATATATTTATATCCTTTTCAGTCATTTGACCGTCTGGGTACATTAAATATATTCGCTCGCCTTCTTTTGGTTGCATGTTTTGTAAATGAGAAATAACGCCAAGACGTTCCTTGTCATCTTTAAAAATTAAAGCGATAGGCTCTTTTTCTGCGTCGTGTTGTTCTGTGCCAATTTTTACTTTCATGTTATTTTGATTTTAACGGTGCGAAATAAAATTCTTTAACGTCGATTAAGTGTTGAATCTGCGCCAGACCTACGAATACGTTTGAAGGGTAAATTTTCCATTCTCCTTTTACTGGCTTTACAGTAATGTTAATCTTAGGAACTTCGCCTTCTTCTGCAAGGTCCTTAGAAAGGGATTCTACAGATACAAGCTCAAATTCTTGTATGTTCTTATATTTATTAAACACCCAGGCAAGCGCAGAAGGAACGGTATTATTTAATTGCTGTGCTTCTTCTAAAGAAACCGCAATGTCTTCTAGTTGAATGATTCTATCCATTTTTTTTCTCAACTGTATTTATAATAATTTTTAAACAATCAACGACGTTATTACACTTCTTGAATTCGTGTTTAAGCCTGAATGATTTTTCAAACCATTCTTCGATTCCGTTACATGGTTCTAAAATATTATAGCTTAAAAATTTTTGTGCTAACGCCTTACTTACTGGCCTGTTATGGTTATCTGAAAGTTTAAACCTGTTAATAGAAAATATTAAATGATGCCTTTTAAGCTGCTTAAAAAGTTCATCTTGTCTTGTTACTGACTTTATATAAGAAGCTGCCATACGTCAAGGATTAATTTGATTTAAAATTTCTTTCTCTTCTTCAGACGCATCAACCTTTAATCTGTTCTTAGACCTCTTAACAGTTTCGATTCTCTTTTCAAAATCTAGAACCTTTTCTTCGAAAGCTAACAAGGTTTGTTGTCTGTCTGTTATTTGTTGATCTAAGCTTTTTAAAGTATGTTGTCTTTGTGATATGATCTTAACTTGTTCTGATATGTCTTTGAGTGTGGATGACAATTCCTGTTCTTTCTCTGACTTCAGTTGATGCAACCTTGATATTTGTTGTTCTAGTGCTGACATCATTTGACGAAGCGAAGGAATCCCGCGCATAAGTTTCTTTTCTTCGATTTTTTCTTTAATTGATTTTGCGAAGTGATGAATACTAATTGAAATAGCACCGGAAAGGAACTCAGAAGCCAAGAAGTCTCTTATTATAACTGAAGCCAAAAAGAAACTACTGTTTGAAGACAAATAAAATAATTCCTCCCATCTGTGATAATAAAAAGAATGAAAGCAAAAAGAAGCCCAGGCGTATTGTTTTGCGACTTTGTCGTTGCCTTTTGCTGCGAATATTAAAATTATAATTTCAAATATTATTGCAAAGCTTAATGCTGTGGCCCATTCAATTATATTAGGTTCGCTAATCATTTTAATTTCATAAGCGCCGTCTGAATTGATTATTAAATTATATATATCTCTATTGAGATGAATAATAACTTCTGCCGTGTTTTTTGTACTCAACAAAAGAACCATTATCAACCCAATGAACAAGACCGCAGAAGATTGAAGAAATTCTTCTACCTTGTCCATGAATGAAGGTTTAAGGGTTAAGTTTGTCATTGTTTAATTCCGTTATAACTGTTAATGATAACTCTTCACCAAGTTCCAGGCTTTCGACCATATTGTCAAAACTATCCAAAACCATATCGTAAAAATCAGAGGACTTAGTAAAAACAAGAAGTTCTTTTTCCTTGTCTCTCACAATAAATCCATTCTTGGCTTTCTTTATTATTATTGTATTCTCAGTTTTTTTCATACCCTAATATTTAAATTTTGTCCAATGAATAATTTTGCCTTTGAAGTCTTTGTTGAACCAGGCGAAGAAGGCAGCTTCAGACTTGAAGCCGTCGTTGTAAGCAAGCTGAGAAACTTTTTTACTTCTCAACTTCTTTCCATCCACATAAACAACGGGAACAATTACACCTGGAAAGCCTTTGCTTTCTTGGTAAATGATTTCTATTGTTTGAGTTGAAACAACAACGCCCTTCATAAAGCACTTATATTTTTTACTGCGTACTCCTGTTGCAAAGTGTATTTCCATGCCAGCTATCCAACGGTCTTTTTCATCTTCGCGAATGGTATTAATCTTAATACCTTTCTTTATCAATGGCACAAAGTGCGTCTTGCGCTTTACCCATTGTCGACGACGGCGAACAATTCGCCTTTCTTTTACTTCGGTTTTAAATGATAGGATCATTTTTATAGGGGTTAATTGGGGTTTACAGTTTGTTTATTTTAATGTATAAGTCGTGCAGTTCACGAATTGCAAATTGAATATTAAAATATAATACTGAAGCGCCTTCTCGTTGAAACCCTGGAAGCGATTCGTTACGACGGTCATTGTCCATGTCGGCTTTTAATTTTTCTAGGGTGCATATTTTATTATTAATAGCATCCTTGATTGGTGCGTAAACATCCTTATTCTTTGAAGGGAATAGTTTTTTAAATAGCGAAATCATATTTATAGTTTTTAAAACGGAAGATCTTCTTCTTCGTGTGGCGGCGCATCGTTTGCGGGTGGCATAGGCGTAGAAGTGTTTTGTTCGCCTTCTTCTTTCTTTCCCCCGCCTAAGAATTCTATGCTTGAACAATTAAGGTTTATTCCGGCCTTCCAATTTTTGGACCTATCTTGGAAGACTGTAGTTTTAAATTTTCCTTGTGCAAAAATTCTTTTGCCTTTGGTTAAGTATTGACAAAGTGTAAGCTGCTTACTAGTACAACTTACCCAGTCGGTAACATCAACCTTATTTCCGTCCTTGTCTTTGTAAGATTCGTTTACTGCAACCGTAAATTGCACGAACTTACTTCCGTTGCTTTCTTTGATTACCGCGTCGTAACCGATGTTTCCAATAATTTGTAATTGCTTCATTTTTATTTAGGGTTAATTAAACTTAAAACTCGTTGCTTGTCGAAGTCAGAAACAAAAGGAGAATGGAACCAATTAACAATGTGCTCAGGAATCATTTTCTTCCCTTGTTCATGTTCTAAAACTTCTTCCTTCAAGTCGTCAATAGACTCTTCTAGTTGTTGATTCTTCCATTCTAAGTCCGCATTCTCTTCGTTTATTTCATCTATTTCATTTTCCAGGTCTTCAATCCTGTCGTTAAGCTGGCTTATTTTTTCACTCTCTATTTCGTGCTCAAGCTCTTCTTCTGTTTCTCCGTTAATAACATTCATCAATTCCTCTATATCATTTGTCAGATAGCTAAGTTTTGATAACAGTTCTTTCTTTTTCATATCACTTATTTTTAATAAATACTAATTCCAAATCCATCAATTCGCGAAGGCGTTTGTAATAAGCTTCGTCGCTCTTCCATTCGCTTTTTAAGTCGCTGTTCTTGCCTTGCTTATTGATCTTGTGGCTTATCAAATCAAGTATGATCACTTCTTCCGAAACACTCACTTCCGAAAGTGTTTCTGGCTGTCTATAGCCCTGCATTTTCAGTTTTTCCTGAAGTGTTACTTCTTTTGGTGTTATTTTAGCTTGTTTTGCCATATAACTATTTATTTATCAATAAATTACGTTCGTCGAAGAAGTAACACAAAAGTAACACGGCCCTTATAATCATCTTGAAAATCAATTCGTTACGAAGTGTTACAAGTAACGCTTTGGTGTTACTTCGAAGTAACAAAAAGTGTTACTTTTGTTACCTCTTAACTATTTTATTATCAATCACTTAATTTTGAAATGTTACTAAAATGTTACTTCTTTTTCAGTGTTAAATAATTGATATTCAATTTATTATCTCAAAAAACACCCAAGTACAAAGTAACACTTGGTAATTTGGGGGTGTCGTTTCGCCGAAACTCTTGTTTTTGTCGACGAACACTATTTTGTGTTTGCATTAAATAATTTTGGGTAGTCCCGAATCCATTTTTTGATATTTCGCCTAATTTTCATTTCGCTTTTCTTGCTGTCGTCGTGGTAAAGTATGTTTGCAATCTTCTTCATTGGGTGACCTCCTTTAAACATTACCGCAGCTTGTACCACATCCGCAGGCGCAATAAGATCTTGTTCAACTGTGTTGTAGCAATCCACAGCGCTTTGATAGAAGTAGTCTGCAAGCTTTAGGGCGCGTTCCATTACGCCGGAAGTAATTCGTTCGTCTGCGCTGAAATAAAAGGTTGGATCGTCGCTTTTATTCTGTCTGTAGGCTTTGTCTACAAGATGGAGAATAGCAGAAAATCGAAGTGCGTATTCTTTTATCTTGCCAAGTATTCCCGAATGAATTTCTTTATCCCTAATGCTTTCCATTCGATTAATTTTACCTATCATCATCTTTGTCCACTCCTGATGTAGTTTATTCGCCTCCTTGCTTAGTATACACTTCTTAGGGTTTTCAAAGGGATCTTCTACCGGAAGTTCGAAATAGAGCGCCCTAATAATTTCTTCGTGCGATTCTATGTATTCTAATGGAAGCGAATAGTCGCTTTCTGGTTCTGCAATCTTTATTACTTCGGGAACAGCAAATAGCAGACGGAAAATAAAACCTGTGGTGTCGCGGTCCTTTGCGAACATCTTGTGCAATACTGTCGGTTGAACACCTCCAACAATGTTTACGAATGGTCTTGGAATAGAAATCTTGTCTTTGCCCGATCGTATCGCCGAATATCCTTTGCAGTTCCATGACGATATCCAAAATTGCTCGTCAGTTCCTTCTTTCTTAGACATGCTGTTAAGGCCGTTAATCCACTCAAGAAGTTCGTCGCTAAACTTCGATACTCCTTTGTGATTATCGGGCATTACATATCGGATAAGAGTAGGAATATGAGCATCACGATAAAGAACTGTATCAATCTGAAGCCGGGCTATTTTTTCGGCGCTTAGTCCTTTTGCTTTCTCCAAATAATCTTGGTCAAACTCAGCTTGAATTTTTGCAAGTGGTTGAAATACCATGTCCATAGCAAGCGATTTCCCGGAAGAAGATATACCGGCCAGGCAACCCCAAACAGGAAGATAAATCAACGTTGTACCATTGGGAGAAACCGCGTAAGCCGTTCCTATGGCCGTGCTATAGGCACAAAGCAACGAAAGCCCTATAAAGCTTCTGGGTATGTCGTAATGAAAGTTCAGCGCCTCTATAAATGGCTTCGCTTCATCGTTGAATACTTCCAAGGGAAAGATATTCTTATTCGTTTCTCGTGCTTCTAGTTCGTCCTGAAGGTCGCTAGTATTCGCGGCTGACAATGGTGAACCGTTTTGAGTTAGGAAGTTTTTAAATCCTTTCAATGCCATGCCTTACGCGAATAAAGAGTTTCTTAATGCAAATACTTGTTCTTGAAATTCCGGCTTCACTTCCGATACATTCATAGTGTATTTGATCATATCCAAAAGTGAATTGATCATAAGCTTGCGGGGTGTATTGAAATTGTAGAGCTTATCGAAGTTATTAAGCAGGGTTTGAACGTGCGACATTCTTTTAATTTCGTCTACCTTATCTACTATCTTGCTTTTAAACTCCTTTACTTCTTCAAATGCGGCTTCGTATTGTGATTCTTGTGAAAAGTAATTTTCTACATTGTTTATAATCTCGAATATATCCGTCGTTGGATTATTGACATGAAGAATAATTTCATCAAGGTCGCCAAGTGCTTGCACGTTCGAAGCAAAGTCTTTCTTTATCTTCTTGAGTAGTATTGGAAATTTTGCTCTAAGGTCCGTTTCAAGAAGCATTAAACAATAAAACCTTCTGTTCCCTGCGATATTTAATAGGTCGTTATAGGCCATTACTTCATAAGCCAACCCTGTTTCGTACTTGTCTGCAAGAAGTGCGCAGATAGAAATTATATTTATTGGCTTAGTCGGGTAAAGTTCTTGTAAACATTCCCAGATAGCCGAGTTTAATTTTTTGTTACCTGGTATTGTTATGCCATATATAAAATTATGCGGCTTTAATATGTTTGCCATTTCAGCGAAACCGTTGGAAGTGTACAAGGCTTCGTGAATCAATGAAGATTCTAGTATCTCGCGTAAATTGTTCTTCATTGATTGTTATTATTATTAGGTGTGAATTCGTAAGTTTTGTCTGAAGATCCTTTAAGAGACTGCCAAGACGATTCTAAAAAGCACGATTTATAAAATTGTGGATGTATGCTTTGAACAAGAAGGACATCGTCAACCAAATTAATAGGAGGATAAAATTGAGAAGTAACAATTATCGCCTCTTTATTGTGCGCGTACTTCTTTAATAGATCAATTACTTCACCCGCAAGATCGTTGTCGCTGTTACCTGAAGGGAATAAACCTTCAATTATTAAGTTTCTTATTTCTGGATTTGCTAGTTTGTGTATGAAAAAGTTTTTATTGAATGGGAAGTTTATAACTTCCGTTCTTTCTGCGGTAAGGCCCGAAATAAAATTTGTAAGTGTAGTCTTACCCGACCCATTCGGGCCGTATATCCAAACAATGTTTTTCATAATATAGTTAAGTAGTTTGTTCCTAAAGAAAGCCCGTCTTTCCAGGCTGTCAGACTTTTTCCAAACATTCACCCAGTATACTTACCTCTTCGGGGGTGTTTCCATGCCGTACGCTTAATTTACTCCAAGGGAAGCGCATGGTTAGTATGTATTGACAGTTACTGATCCGGTCAAGGACGCAGAGATATGCCGAAGACCCTTTTGCGGTGAAGAAGGCGGGGATCGAACCCGCATGAATCGCGCGAACCCAATTGTTCATCATCATCGGCCGTTGCTTCTTCAAGTGTGCCTTTCGCCGTCTGCGAAAGGACTTTTACAATTCAAAAAACTTAGTGGCTTACGAAGTAGATAAAATTGAATTGTAATGATTTGAATGTTATTGAACTACTGAAGGAATTATGTAAGATTGAAATTCCTCGATCCACTTATAAGTAAGCTTACAAACTTCGGAGTTTTCGGGTGTATGACCTTTTCTTATCATCTTAAACCACTCTTCCGCAGGTCTATTTGAATCAGGTTTTATGTTGGGAATATTTTCATAATAGCAACCTTTTATATTTGCAATAGTACCAACAAGGCAGCAACATTCACCTTCGTAAGTGGATCCATCAACTTTTCCTGATAATAAAGATCCCTTAAGACCTTCTATTTCGTTTTGTGCTTTTAACAAAATGCTCCATATATCATTTTTATATATGTCAAACATCTTTTCTTGCTTGTTTTCTATAATGTTAATTATAGTCTTGTTGTCGAAGCGGCTGTTGTAGAAGCTGCTGTTGTCGAAGCGGCTGTTGTAGAAGCTGCTGTTGTAGAAGCGGCTGTTGTAGAAGCTGCTGTTGTCGAAGCGGCTGTTGTAGAAGCTGCTGTTGTAGAAGCTGCTGTTGTAGAAGCTGCTGTTGTAGAAGCGGCTGTTGTCGAAGCGGCTGTTGTAGAAGCGGCTGTTGTAGAAGCGGCTGTTGTCGAAGCGGCTGTTGTCGAAGCGGCTGTTGTCGAAGCGGCTGTTGTAGAAGCTGCTGTTGTAGAAGCTGCTGTTGTAGAAGCTGCTGTTGTAGAAGCTGCTGTTGTAGAAGCTGCTGTTGTCGAAGCGGCTGTTGTAGAAGCTGCTGTTGTCGAAGCGGCTGTTGTAGAAGCGGCTGTTGTAGAAGCGGCTGTTGTCGAAGCGGCTGTTGTAGAAGCTGCTGTTGTAGAAGCTGCTGTTGTAGAAGCTGCTGTTGTAGAAGCGGCTGTTGTCGAAGCGGCTGTTGTAGAAGCGGCTGTTGT